AAGAAATAGAAAAACAAATGGCGGCAAGACAGAGAGATAATATAGAAAAAATGGTTGGCATGTCATCTGCTTTAGACAGAACAACCTACGAAGTTAATAGATTAGGTACAATAATGCTAGAAAAAACATTATTCGCCAAAGACAGTCCTTTAGGAAAAATGTTAGAAAAATATGTAGACTCCGGTGGAGAGACAGAAAAGATGCTCGTGGACCAAGGAGAAAAATTTATCAATAGTCTTAGTAGTTATTTCTCTGATAAAGATAGTATCGCCTCGAGGAAAAAATGGGATAAAATGACAGATGACGATGCCGCAACGACATTCGGAATGCAGGGTATGTTGCAATTAAATACCGGTTCCGGCGGGTTCAAGGATTTTGGGTCTGGAACTCCAGCGGTATTGCATGGTGTGGAAGCAGTGGTTCCAAAGAATGACATCTCGCAACTGACCAAGGAACTGATTGGCCTCGGTAAACCAGTGTCTAAAGCGGCAAAAGCCGAAATGGCAACAGTGACCAACAACAACAGCACAACTAACGTAGATACAAATGCCAACGTAGTGGAGTTGAAAAGCATGAATGTTACTATGACTAAACTTGCAGAATTAAACAAAAAGGTCGAACAACACTTAAATACGCTAGTAACGATAGGTGCATTGACAGAAAGAAATACCAAAAACACGCAAAATAATCTTGCAAATATGAGTGGATCTCTTATATAATAAAGTATGGCTTGGAAAAAATATTTTAAAGACGCAAACTTATCACCAATATCAGGTGAGAAAGTCCCTAACTTTGCAAAAAGAAATTACAGTTCTTATTTGCCTGATGTTTATACAGGACATCCAAACAGAATACAAAGATATTTTCAATATGACCAAATGGATTCAGACAGTGAAATCAATGCGGCATTAGACATACTTGCAGAATTTTCAACACAACGTAATACAGAAAACGAGACACCTTTTGACATTGTGTTCAAAGACGAAAGTACAGAACACGAAGTAAAACTTTTAAAGAAAGCACTTCAACAATGGACAAAAGCAAACAAGTTAAACAAAAGAATTTTTAGAATATTTAGAAATGCATTAAAATATGGAGACTGTTTCTTTGTTAGAGATCCAGAAACTTACAAATGGTTGTTTATTGACAATGCTAAAGTAGATAGAGTAATTGTAAACGAGTCAGAAGGCAAACAACCCGAACAATACGTTATAAGAGATATCAATCCAAACCTACAAAGATTAAGTGCTACACAAATTACACCAAACCAAACTTATGGTGGCGGCGGAACAACCGGTGGTGGTACAGCGGCATACGGTCAAAGTTATGCAAATGCAGGTGCAACAAATAATATGACAGGATTTGCTGGTGCTACAGGTGGTAGATTTTACAGAACAATGAATGCGTACAACATTAATGCAGAAAACGTTGTACATATGAGTATGTCAGACGGAATGGATAACCTATTCCCATTTGGACAATCAGTATTAGAACAAGTTTTCAAAGTTTACAAACAAAAAGAATTATTAGAAGATGCAATTATAATTTACAGAGTACAAAGAGCACCCGAACGTAGAGTATTTTATATTGACGTAGGAAATATGCCTACACACTTGGCTATGCAATTTGTTGAAAGAGTTAAAAACGAAATTAATCAAAGAAGAATTCCAAGCACATCGGGTGGTGTAAACTATATCGATGCTACGTACAATCCAATGAGTATTAATGAGGATTATTTCTTTCCACAAACAGCAGAGGGAAGAGGATCTAAAGTTGATACACTACCAGGTGGAACTAACTTAGGTGAAATTGATGACCTTAAATTCTTTACAAACAAACTGTTTAGAGGTTTAAGAATACCAAGTTCTTATCTACCAACTGGTCCAGATGATTCACAACAACAATATAATGATGGTAGAGTAGGTACTGCATACATTCAAGAATTAAGATTTAACAAATATTGTGCAAGATTACAAAGTATGTTAAATCCAACATTTGATGAAGAGTTTAAATTATGGATTAAATCAAAAGGTTACAACATTGATAACGGAATGTTTGAATTAAAACTTAATCCACCACAAAACTTTGCACAATACAGACAAACAGAAATGGACCAAGCACGTATACAATCATTTACACAGGTTGCAGAACTACCATATATGAGTAAACGTTTTGCGTTAAAGAGATTCTTAGGACTAACTGAAGAAGAAATGGCAAGAAATGCCGACCAATGGGCAGAAGAAAATAATGTGCCTCAAGGTAAGAAAACTAAAGCAAACCAATTAAGAGGTGTTGGAGTTACACAAGCCGGTATTGCTGGCGACTTAGATCAGTTTGAAGAACCAACTGCAGAACCAGAAGCGCCATCACCAGAGGCTCCAGGCATGGGAGCACCAGGACAAACACCAGGAGGCGGTGGTACAATACCAGGTGGCACAGGTGGAGGAACACCTGTATAAGGTTAAATACGATTATGAAACTAACGGAATTCTTCAATCATACTGAAAATGGATTCGAGCAAGACAAAAACTACGAACCTGAAAATGACATTTCAATATTAGACAAGGATGACACTAGAAAAACACGCCTAACACTAAACGATATAAATTCAATGAGACTAGCATCTGAGGAACACGATGCTCAACAGAAAGATGAAGCCGTATTTGTTCAAAAAATGTACGGACAAACAGCCACAGACGATAACTTAACGTTATAATGTCAGACATAGCATTCGTATTAGGGAATGGCGAATCCCGAACAGGAATTCAAATAGAAGATTTAAAACAACACGGAACAGTATATGCCTGTAATGGTGTATATAGAACTGATAAACCCGACTACTTAATTGCTGTTGATCCTAAAATGATTTTAGAACTTGCCGAGGGTGATTACATTATTAACAATAAAGTATGGTCAAACTTCAATGCACAATATAACAAACACCAAAAAATACTAGACAATATAGAGTGGTTTAGACCTAGTTTAGGTTGGTCTAGTGGTCCTACAGCACTGAGAATGGCTTGTGATCATGGATATAAAGAGATTTACTTGCTAGGTTTTGACTACCAAGGTCATAATAATGGAAAAGGTTTCAAGTTTAATAATCTTTTCAAAGATACTAGAAACTATAAAAAAAGTAAAGATGAAGCAACATTCTACGGGAATTGGATGAACCAAACTAAAAAATGCTTAAAAGAATTTTCTACTATACAATTCCACCGTGTGATACCAGACGGTTGGTTTACTCCAAAAGATCTAACATGGAATAAAAATTTAACTCATCAAACTACAGACGAATTTCTACAAAAGTTTAATTTACAAAAAAAATCATAAAAAGCGCCTTTTTCACACCGTTTTTAGCACCATTTTTATCATTTTATTGTAAATACTAACGCTTATAAGTACAAATCGATATTAAACAAGGAGCATGTGTAAAATGTCAAATAATAAATTTGAATCGTTATTAGAATTACTAATCAACGAAGAAAACGATAAAGCAGAAGCACTTTTCCATGAAATAGTAGTAGAAAAATCAAGAGATATCTACGAAGGTTTAGCGGAAGATCCTGCAAAAGAAGAGTCTAAAGAAGAAGTTAAAGAGACTGAAGCATCTGACGAAAAGAAAGATGAAGAAGTTAAAGAAACTGAAACTGAAACTAAAGACGAAGAAGTTAAAGAAACTGAATCTACTGAAGTAAAGAAAGATGAAGTTAAAACTGATGAGTCTATACCTACAGTTGCAACTCAAGTTGCACCTCAAAAAACTGAAGAAGAGTCTATAGAAGAAGTTGGTGGCGATGCTACTGACGAACTAGTAAAAGACATCTCTTCTGATGAAGAAGGCGAAGGCGAGAGAGCGGCTGACGATATGGCGGCTGATATGGATGCTGACGCAGAAGAAAAACCAGAAGGCGATGTTGAAGACAGAGTTGTTGATTTAGAAGATGCTTTAGATGAATTAAAAGCAGAATTTGAAGCAATGATGGCAGGCAAAAACGGTGACGAAGAACAAGAAGAAGAAGCCGTTCAAATGCCAGTAGAAACTCCAATACAAATGCCAGTTGAAAGCAAAGAAGAAACTAAGGAAACTGTTAAAGAGTATGTAGATAAAAAATCTGCAGACAACAGTGACCAATCTGACAAAAAAGCGTCACCTATTAGTACAACTAACAAGCCTTTAAATAGTGCTAATGCTAGAGGTATTAACCAAGGTGGTGAAGATTCAGATAAACCGGCACCAACTGCACAAAAAATGGGCAAATTTGCAAACACTCCAGGGCAAGAAAAACATCTTAGCAAAGATGAAAAGAAAGCCGACAATACGGACCGTTCTGACAAATCTGCTAAATCTCCAATTACTAATAAAAAATAATTGTAGATTAAAAAGGAGTTTGGTATGTCACTATATCTTAGAGAACATCTAACCTACGATCAGGCGAGAGTACAGATCTTACACGAAGGCGCTGAAGGCAAAGATTTGTACATGAAAGGTATCTGTATTCAAGGAGGCATTAAGAATGCTAACCAAAGAGTTTACCCAGTAAATGAAATTGGCCAAGCAGTTAAAACACTTAATGATCAGATCGGATCAGGTTATTCTGTTCTAGGAGAAGTAGATCATCCCGACGATTTAAAGATTAATTTGGACCGTGTATCTCACATGATTACTGAAATGTGGATGGACGGACCAAATGGATATGGTAAAATGAAAATTTTACCGACACCAATGGGTCAACTTGTCAAAACTATGTTGGAATCAGGTGTGAAACTAGGCGTATCTAGTAGAGGAAGTGGTAACATTTCTGAATACGGAAACGGCGAAGTTTCAGACTTTGAGATCATCACAGTTGATGTTGTGGCCCAACCTTCGGCACCAGGTGCTTACCCAACGCCAATTTATGAACATCTTTTAAACACAAAAGGTGGTAATATGGCAAAAGGGTTGGCGGCTGAAGTGAGAAATGATGCAAAAGCACAAAAGTTCCTCAAAGAGGCACTAACAAACATAATAAAGGACCTAAAATAACATGATTGATGCAATATCAAAACTAGTTGAATCAGGTGCTATTTCAGAAGACGTTCAAAAGAGCATCCAAGAAGCATGGGATTCAAAAATAAAAGAAAACAAAGACGTAGTAGGTGCTGAGTTAAGAGAAGAGTTTGCTAAAAGATACGAACATGACAAGTCAAACATGATCGAAGCAATCGATAAAATGATGACTGAGAAGTTATCTGAAGAGATTAGCAAATTTGTCGAAGACAGAAAAGCACTTGCACAAGAAAAAATTACTTACAAAGAAAACGTAGGTAAACATTCTGCTAAATTAGAGAGTTTTATACTTTCTAAATTGTCAGAAGAGTTAAAAGAACTACACGGCGACAGAAAAGGTGTTCATGAAAACTTTAAGAAAATGGAAGAGTTCGTAGTAAATGCTCTTGCAAAAGAAATTAAAGAGTTCCATGAAGACAAAAAAGGCGTTGTGGAGACGAAAGTTAAACTAGTAGCCGAAGCCAAAAAACAAATGGCTAAGATGAAAGATGCTTTCATAACAAGATCTGCTAAAGTTGTAGAATCTGCTGTTAATAAAAAACTTGCTGAAGAATTAAAAACTCTTAAGGAAGACATTACAGCGGCGAGAACTGTCAACTTTGGTAAGAAAATATTCGAAGCGTTTGCTTCTGAGTACCAGAGTTCTTACTTAAATGAGAAATCTGAGACTGCGAAGTTAATGAGAGTTGTGGATGAAACTACACTTAAATTAAAAGACGCTGAGAAGGCTGTCGAAGAAAAACAAGCGGTGATTGAGTCAAAAGATGTCGAATCTAAAAGACAAGCAGACTTGATGGAACGCAAGGAAAAGATGGCCGAAATGCTCAAACCATTGGGCAAAAACAAGAGTGAAGTTATGGCTCAACTACTTGAAAGTGTACAAACTAACAAGTTGCAGGCTTCATTTGACAAGTATCTACCTCACGTAATGGCGGACAAACCAGTTGCAGAACAGAAGAAAGTTATTTCTGAAGCAGTTGGCGACAGAGCGGTGAGAGAAGATGCTGACTTAACTAATATCCGTAAGTTGGCGGGTATATAATAAACACTAAGGGGAAAAGATCAAATGTCAGAAATATTTGAATCTAAGTGGGCAGAAACTAAAACTGCTCTAACTGAAGGTTTAGCAGGCAACAAGAAAAAGACTATGGATGTAGTCTTAGAAAATACTAAAAGATATTTGTCAGAGCAGGCGACTGCTGGGGCAACTTCTGCTGGTAACGTTGCTACGTTAAACCGTGTGATTCTTCCAGTAATACGTAGGGTTATGCCTACTGTTATAGCGAACGAGATTGTTGGTGTACAACCAATGACTGGTCCGGTTGGACAGATCCACACACTAAGAATAAGATATGCAGATACAGTAAGTTCTAATACAACTGCTGGTGAAGAAGCATTATCTCCATTCAAAATTGCGAAAGCATACTCTGGTAACCAGAATAATACTACTCCTAAAGGGGCTTCTACAGCATCTTTAGAAGGTACTGGTGGTAAGAGACTATCAATCCAAATCTTGAAACAACCGGTTGAAGCGAAATCTAGAAAATTAAGTGCTAGATGGACTTTTGAAGCGGCTCAAGATGCACAAGCACAACAAGGGATTGATGTTGAAGCAGAAATCATGGCGGCATTAGCACAAGAAATTACTGCTGAGATCGACCAAGAAGTAATTGGTTCATTAAGAACATTAGCAGGAAGTGCTTCTGAAACTTTTGACCAATCTGCTGTATCTGGTACTGCAACATTCGTTGGTGATGAACACGCGGCTTTGGCTGTGTTAATCAACAGAGTTGCTAACCAAATCGCAACAAGAACAAGAAGAGGCGCTGGAAACTACGCTGTAGTATCTCCAACTGCTTTAACAGTTCTTCAATCTGCAACAACTTCAGCATTTGCAAGATCAACTGAAGGCGCTTTTGAGGCTCCAACAAATACTAAATTTGTAGGAACTCTTAACGCTTCTATGAGAATTTACGTCGACGCATACGCGGCAGACGCAACTTCTGTACTAGTTGGTTACAAAGGTGCTAGTGAGGCAGACGCTCCGGCGTTCTACTGTCCTTACATACCTTTGATGTCAAGTGGTGTTGTTCTTGATCCATCTACTTTCGAACCAGTGTTGTTGGTTTCCTAACAAGATACGGTTATGTTGAATTAACAAACACTGCATCTTCACTGGGTAACGCGGCAGACTACGTTGGATTAGTAGCGATCACATCAGGTAACTTAAAATTCAAATAATCCACGGATTATTTTATTTTCAAAAAGGGCGGCAGAAATGTCGCCCTTTTTTTTTGGCGGTGGCATTTGTAATTTAAATATCAACGTGCAATATTGTTTTCATCATATACCAAAAACAGCAGGTTCAAGTTTACAATTAAGATTAGCACATAGAGAATCAATTGGACAATTACCAAAAGGTTCAACTCTAATTGTATATCCTTTATATGACAAAATAAGATTTTATAGAGTAAGTAATGATCCAGATTTTAATTCTAATGAGCCAATCAAGACTGCATTTTTAAGAACATACAAAAATAAAACAGATGGAGATGCAACAATAGTTTGTGGACATTATACAAACATAACCCAACCAGGTAACCATTATGTTTGGTTAAGAGAACCTTTATATAGAGACATATCACATTTCAATTATGATTGTAAATTTGATAATGAGTTAAGCAGAGATTTTCCTACACATGTATCAGCAATGAGTGGCAATTTTCTTGTGTTATGGTTATATGGCAAGTATTGTGGTAAACATGATTCACCTACAATGGAACAAAGATACAATCATGTTAGAAAAGTTTTAAAAGAAAAATTTAAAAAAGTTTATGATTCAGATAAGTTTGAAGAGTCATGGACTGAATTGGCAAAAGAATTAAAAGTTTCTGTTAACCCAAAATTGAATTCTAATCAATCTGACAAAGATTATAATGTTATACAAAAATTTAGCGATTTATCTGATAATTTTAAAAATTGGCACAGAGAGTATAACCACTACGATTATCTTTTATATGAAGAGTTCTGTGTGTAGTTAAAGAAAATAATTTCATACTCATACCAGTCACAGACCAAATAAGGTAGTTTTATTGACTGCACACGGGTCTAAATAATTGACAGATTCATAAGAATCTTTAAACATCAAGGGAGGTCCAACTATGGATTATCTTAAGACTATAAAGGATTGGGCAAAAGGTATTGCTGACTGCGGTGTTTCTTTAATCGCGTTGGGAATCGTTTTAGAGGTCCTTTTTAACGGTCAAGGTATTCCGTTCTGGCCAAACGTTTCTGTAATAGGAAATGTTCAGGGCGTACTGCAAGGCTTTTCAGATCAAGGTCTGATAGGGTTGGTAGCAGTTTGGATTTTATATCATATCTACAATAGAAAATAATATAAATCTAGAAATACGATAGCCTCAAAGGTGGTGTATAAATTTAACGGATTGTATGCACCACCTTTTTTTGTACTCACATTAAACACAACAAATTTTGGTAAATACATACAGTTCAACAGAGCCGCACAATAAAGTGCGGACTTATGCGGAAATAACCGCGTAGTGAGTAGAACTCACATCAGGCTCTGAACAAGGAGAAAAAAAATGGGAAGACCAATCAAAAAAAGTAAACTAGCGGGTGCGGCCAATATATTTGGTTCAGCCGATCTAGCAGGAAAAATCGCAGTAACGGCTTATAGACCATCAAGTGGTGCTAAGGTAGATTCAACTACTGCATACATTGTTTCACAAAGAGGTTCTAAGTTATTCAAAATACACTTAGAAGATTCAACTGAAGCAGTATATGAATTGAAAGCAGTTGCTCCAGGATCATTAGCAAACTCGTCTAACCAGTTCTGTGTTCAAGTTATATTGAATGACTCAACAGTTGCATACGTTGAAAAGTTCTACAACAGAACAATTCACTATGTTACTGCGGCTGGCGCGGCAGGTACTGTGACATACTCACTAGGAGTTGAAGGAACTGACGAAGCACAAGCAGGCGCAGGCATCGGCTCTATAGACGTTAGATAATAATCTACAACACATGCTTATTTGGGGGAGTTTTTTACTCCCCCAATTCTTTTATAAATACTAGCAAATGTCTAAAACTTTACGTACATCAGGTGATTATACCATTACAGCAGGGGACGGGTGGAACTCGGGTTCTGGTGCAAATTCTATTACACTTGATAGTTTGAGCGTAAGTATAAATGGAAATTTAACAGTTGGTGGTGCTACATCAACAATAAGCACAACAAATACAGTAGTTGAAGATAATATTTTAGAATTAAACACAGGCGCAACTGCAAATACCAACAGTGCAGGAATTATAGTTGAAAGAGGATCTACAGGAAACAATGCGGCAATTCTTTGGAAAGAAGATACAGATAGTTTTGTACTTGGTACTACAACTGCCACAGCGGCAGATAAGTCTAGTGCAATAACAGTAGCCGCCGGTGCTTTGGAAGTAGCGGCTTTGACTGCTACCACTGGAACATTTAGTGGTGCTGTAACAAGTGGTGGTGCAACAATATCAGGTGCATTAACAGCAACATCGTTAACAACAAACACAATAGCATCTAATGGATCAAACGCAGAATTAAGTATACAGCCAAGTGGTACTGGTGATGTATTAATAAGTGCATTAAGAATTAATGGTACTACACTTGACAGTTCAGACTCAACAAAAATTACAATAGCAGAAGCAGTAGATGTTACTGGCAACACTTCCTTAGGTGGAACACTAGGAGTAACTGGTACAACAACTTTATCAGGATCTTTCCAGAAAGCAGTACACACTTTTGTGGCAACAGACGCTATAACATCGGCGGAACACGCAGGAAGATTATTATTGCTTGGAGAGGTTGGTGGAAACGCAGATGTGGTACTTACACTACCAGATGCTACAGGATCTGGAGACGTATACGAACTTGTAGTTACTGTGCATATGGCATCTAATACATATAAAATACAGGCACCAGATGCAGACAACACAATAACTGGACAAGTACAATACTTAGACGAAGACGGAACAGCAGTAACATCATTTCCATCAGTTGCGGCATCAGATACTATTACACTTAACGGTGGTACACAGGGTGGATTGGTAGGAGATACTTTGACACTAATTGATATTGCCGCTAATAAATGGATGATAAGAGGCCTCATGAGAGTATCAGCAGGTGCCAATCCATCAACACCATTTTCTGAAGCAGTGAGTTAATAGATGAGATATAAAGAAATAGATATTAATATAAAAGCAATTCCTGATGCAGAAGACGAAGCACTTTTAAATCAATTAATTGGTGCAAAAAAAGCATCTGTCTCAACAGATACAGAAGAAAAACCTGCAAACAATAACTCAAATAATCCAGGTAAAGTTGATTCCGATGATCCAAATACAAAACCACCAATGTATCCTATGCAACAAGAATTAGAACTTAAAAAACAAGATGCAGGAAAAGATTTAGCACATTTTGACAACATAGTACAAGATGCTGACGAACAAGCAGAAGACGAAATTGCAAGAAAAGATGGCCCTTTAGTACAACAACCAGAAAATTCAGACGGAGATAATCCTGGTGTGCCAAAAGAATTAAAAAATAAACAGCCAAAGAATGAAAGTGAATTTGTACAAAGACTAAAAACATTATCTGGCCAAAATTAAGGAGCGTAAATGGCATTTAGAAAACTAGTAGGTTCATATAAAGATTACGATATATCCACACACATCATTGAACACGGTTACCTAGCAGTAGACGTCGATACAGGAAGTTTAAGACTAGGTGATGGTACTACACAAGGAGGAACAATTATTACTTCTGGAAGTGGTGGTACCTTAACTGTTCAAGAAGAAGGCTCTTCATTATCAACTGCGGCCACAACTTTAAACTTTGTAGGTTCTGGGGTCACAGCAACAGGTACAGGTGGAACTAAAACTATTACTATTAGTGGTGGTTCAAGTTCAAGTCTAGGTGATCTAAATGCGGTTGGATCAACATTAACAGCACCTTCGAATGCAGATTTAACATTAAAAACTGCAGGATCAGGTAGTGTTGTTGTTGATGATACTTTTAAAATAGGATCAGGAGCAAGTGTAACAACAATATTAGACGAAGATGACATGAGTTCTGATAGTGCCACAGCACTAGCAACCCAACAATCAATCAAAGCATATGTTGATAATAACAGTGGCGGTGGTGGCAGTACAGGAGATATTTCGTTTGTTGGAGCAACTATTTCAGCACCTTCAAATGCACCCTTAACATTAACTTCTTCTGGTGCGGCAGTTCAAATTGAAGGATTAAGTATTGCAGGAAACGTTATTAGTACAACAGATTCAAGTGCAGGAATTGAAATTACAGGAAATTTAATACCAAGTGCTAATGGGGTATATCAATTAGGAAGTTCTAATCGTAGATGGCAAACAGTATATTTGTCCGCAGAAACAATTGATTTAGGTGGAGCAACTATTTCATCAGACGGAACAGGTACTATTGCTATTGCGGCAACTGGTGCTACACTACCAAGTGGATCTAAAGTAGGTGTTCAAGGTATACAGTTACAAGGGAAAACTTCTGCAACTGCAAACAGACCTATACAGTTAGTAAATGTGTATACTAGTGATGGCAGTACTTCGCTTACTGATTCTCAACTTTTGGCAAAATCAGCAGATTTTGAGTTAGAATTTAATGGCACTGTGGAAGAAGTACCTGTATTCACTGAAGCAGGACAATCCTTTACATTGGCAAACGGATCTGCACTATCTACACAATATACGTCTAGAGTGACATTGTTTCAATTCTAATTTAACCATAAATATTACTATAATAAAGCAAAGGGGAATGCATCCAACGAGTACAATAAGGTTGGGCACAGAACTAATTTATGGCGGATAAAACACCGGTACGGGTAGTCTATAACAATTCTAATGTGGCCACTGGATTGGCAGAATTCCAGTCGGGCGAAACAGTTCCAGTAGCAAGTGGTGGTACGGGTCTTTCATCAATTGGTTCAGCAGGTCAGGTATTAAAAGTAAATGCGGCAGGTTCTGGATTAGAGTTTGGTGCAGAAGGTGATATCTCTATTACAAATTTAGTAGCACCCACAAACGCAGATTTAACATTCACAACATCAGGTACAGGTAACATAGTTCTTGATGCAGTAACAGTAAGAGGCACAACTTTTAGTGCGGCAGATTCAACAAAAATTACAATGGCAGAGGCACTTGACGTAACAGGCGCCTTGACCTTTAGTGGACTAACACTACCCACTTCAGACGGTTCTGCTAATCAGTTTTTAAAAACAAATGGCTCAGGTACACTATCTTGGGGTGATGTATCTTTAGGTGACTTAACAATAGTTGGCTCAACAATCACCTCGCCAAGCAACGCCAATCTAACTTTGGATCCAAGTGGATCAGGAAAAGTAAACATTAATGGTGCATATACACTACCATCTGCTGACGGTTCAGCAGGACAAGTATTACAAACTGACGGCTCGGGTGCAGTAACATTTGGTACAGTATCAGTTGGTGATTTCTCATTCGTAGGTTCAACAATGATCTCTCCATCAAATGCAAATATAACTTTAGATCCAAGCGGATCTGGTATCATTGCTCTTAATGCCAACACAACTATTACAGGAAATTTATCTGTTACTGGCACACATGGCAATGTAGTACTAGGAGAAGATGCTACAGTAATTTTTGAAGGTGCAAGTGATAACGCCAACGAAACAACACTTACAGTAATAGATCCAACAGCAGATAGGACAATTTCTTTACCAAACAAGTCAGGAACTTTGGCAACTACAGATGACACTGCTTTTCCAAATTCTACAACACCAACACACCCAGCGGCTTCGGGAGATGCAGATTTAGGCTCAAACCTAACTGATTCTATCACTGATGCATTTGGTGTTCCGAATGCTGATCTTTATGATCACATGGAACCCAGAGGATCAACAGTAACCGTTGATTTAGGAGCGTTTAGTTAATATATGTTTTTTACAATAAATATAAGGAATAGGAATTTATAATGCCAACAACACTAACATTTAGACGAGGAACTGCTACACAGAACAACTCATTTACGGGTGCGGCTGGCGAAATTACTGTAGATACTACAACTAATACATTAAGAGTACACGACAATTCAACTGCAGGTGGCCAATCGATTGTAGGTACTACAGCAACACAAACTTTAACAAACAAAACTTTAACTAGTCCAACAATTAACGGTGGTACTTTCAGTGGCACATTTACTGGTACAATATCGCCTGGACAAGTAACAACTAATTCAATAGTATCTAATGGATCAAATGCAGACATCAGTATCCAACCAAGCGGAACAGGTGATGTATTATTAAGTGCTTTAAGAGTAAATGGTACAACCTTAGACTCTGCAGATTCAACCAAAGTAACTATTGCAGAAGCAGTAGATGTTACTGGTGCTTTATCGGCCGGAACATCACTTGTAATTGCAGGTGACGGTGCAACAGTAACAGGTATTAAAGATGAAGACAATATGGCAAGTAACAGTGCAACAAAACTTGCAACACAGCAGTCAATCAAAGCATACGTTGATGGAGAAGTAGCAGGATTATCTCAAACTAGTATTTCACAAAACAACAGTAACGTTACTGTTGTAGACAGTGGTACAGGAAACGTTACAATTGAAGTAGACGGAACAGATAGAATCACAACAGTGGCGGCTACCACAACAACTGCCACAGGGCACAGCCTAGTAATTGGTGCAAGTAGTACCACAGTTGGTGGAAAAATAAAATTTCTAGAAGGTACTGACAATGGTACAAATGGAGTAACATTAATAGGAGCGGCTTCTACAGCAGATGTAGATGTTATTTTGCCTGCCGCGGCAGATACCTTAGTAGGTAAAGCAACAACAGATACATTAACGAATAAATCAATTGATTTAGGTAATAATACTTTAACAGGATCATTAGCAGAATTTAATAGTGCTTTACAAAGTGAAAGTTTTGTTTCTTTAACAGGAAGTGAAACATTAACAAATAAAATATTAACAACTCCAACAATAAGTGCACCTACAATAACAGGCACTGCTACAATAGGAGCAGTAACTACAAACGCAATTACATCTAATGGTTCTAATGCTGATATTTCAATACAACCAAGTGGTACTGGTGATGTTTTAATAAGTGCATTAAGAGTAAATGGTACAACATTAGACAGTTCAGACTCTTCAAAAATTACAATAGCAGAAGCACTTGATGTAACAGGTGCAGTTACTATTACAAGTGGAACAATTACAGGAATTACAGATTTAACAGTTGCTGATGGAGGTACAGGTGCAAGTTCATTTACTGATGGTGGTGTACTATTAGGTTCTGGTTCAGGTGCAATTACAGCCATGTCTGCTTTAGGTGACGGTGAAGTGATTGTTGGTGATGGATCAGGTGATCCTGTTGCTGAAAGTGGAGCAACGTTACGTACATCAATTGGAGTTGGTACTGGAGACAGTCCACAGTTTACAGGAATAGAATTAGGACACGCAACAGATACAACAATTACTAGAGCAAGTTCTGGTGATTTAAACGTTGAAGGAAATTTAATTTATAGAGCAGGAGGTACAGACGTACCAGTCACAGATGGTGGAACAGGTGCAAGTTCATTAACTGATAACGCAGTTCTAACAGGAACAGGCACATCGGCTATCACAGCAGAAGGAAATCTTTCTTTTGACGGAAGTACTTTGGCTGTAACCGGTGCCGTAACAATATCTGGTAATTTAAATGTTAATGGTGATACAACGACAGTTAGTTCAACTAATACTACAATTGAAGATAATATTTTAGAATTAAACACTGGCATTTCAGCCTCACACAATGATGCAGGAATTATAATTGAAAGAGGATCGACTGGTGATAATGCGGCGATTATATGGGACGAATCCGCTGATAAATTTGTAATAGGTACTACAACTGCTACAGCAGGAGACAAATCGGGTGGAATAACAATAACCGCCGGAGCATTAGGAGTTGCAGGATTAACAACAGGCTCAATAACAGCAAGTGGTATTGTAAAAACAGATGACACTACTGAAGCAACTACTACAACTGACGGTTCACTACAAACTGATGGTGGATTATCTGTAGCAAAAGACGCTGTTATAGGTGATGACCTTAAATTATTAAGTGACTCTGCTGTATTAAGTTTTGGTGGAGATTCAGATACAACTTTAACTCATACAGATGGTACAGGATTAACTTTAAACAGTACAAACAAATTAACATTTGGCGACGTCGCAACATTTATACATCAATCTTCAGATGGTGTAATGACAATAGACGGCGAAGCAACAATTGATCTTAATGCTTCAACTGCCGTTCTTGTCAGCAACGATTTAAAATTAAACAGTGATGCCGCTGTTTTAGGTTTTGGTGTTAACAACGAAATAACATTAACAC